ACTACATGGCAATCAGTATATAAACAATCTAAGAAATGGTTTCAACCATATACAGCAGTCATTGGTGATGAAGCACATCTATTCAAAGCTAAATCACTGACGGAAATACTTACTAAACTACACCATGCAAAGTATCGTATAGGATTTACTGGTACATTAGATGGTAGTAAAACAAATAAGTTAGTACTAGAAGGACTATTCGGACCTCATGATAAAGTAACTAATACGAACGAGTTAATTAAACAAGGTTACTTGTCTAGGTTGAAAATAAAGATTATCACATTAAAACATCCATATATTAAATTTGATACTTATCAAGATGAGATAGAATGGATAGTGACTCATGAAAAAAGGAATAACTTTATCAAAAAACTTGCATTAGATCTTACTGGAAATACACTAGTGCTATTCAACTACGTAGAGAAGCACGGAGAACCACTTTATGATATGATAAATAATAATGCATCCACTGGACGTAAAGTGTTCTTAGTTCATGGAGGTATAGAAACCAAAGACCGTGAAGAAATTAGAAGTATCACAGAAAATGAAGACAATGCAATCATTGTTGCCAGTTACGGCACCTTCTCAACTGGAATTAACATTAAACGTCTTCACAACATTATCTTTGCGTCACCATCAAAATCTAGAGTACGAAACCTCCAATCAATAGGTAGAGTACTAAGGAAAGGTGAAAATAAGAATGAAGCAATACTATATGATATTGCCGATGATATATCAAATGATGGTAAGAACGCCAATTACACTCTTCATCATTTATTTGAGAGAGTAAAGATATACAATCAAGAAAACTTTGACTATGAACTTATTAAAGTAAAACTCAAACAGTAACATGGATTCATTTTACGCTAGTATCAAATTCAAATCAGAAGAAGAGATTCTATGCTTTGTAAAAGAAGCATGTCCTGAGGAAGACCTACTTGTTATTGAGAATCCAATTTGTGTTGAAGAAATAGATATTCCTGGTCTTATGTCAGGTGTAAAGATAAAACCTTGGATGAAAGTATCACATGAGAATAGTTTTACAATATATGGAGAGGACTTATTGTGTATAAAAGAAATGAGTTCCTTTACTGCTCAGTTCTATGAAACCACATTGATAAAGTTAAATGAAGCAGAGAAGTATGCTAAGATGCAAGGTCATACAAAGAGACCCCCTATTCCACAAAAGAGAACAAGAGGTCGTATATCATTAAATGAAGAAACTGGTTTGATTGGATCTGTAGATCTAGCAAGAGATTATCTTGAGACAGTGTTTCGTATAGAGTTTAAGAAAGAAGATCCAGATAAAGCTTAGTGTTATCCCTTAACCGTTGACACAGTTATTATACACACATTACAACCACTTGTCAAGTCCCCTAAAATATGTTATGATAGACACACTGGGATAGATACATTTAATGGCTAAAAGCAAGGAACATTACGTTAACAATAAAGAGTTCTTAGCAGCAATTATCGACTACAAAGACAATGTAGAGATTGCTAAGTTAAAAGGACTAAAGAAACCTGCTGTAGGTGAATACATAGGTTCATGCTTTTTAAAGATAGCACAACATTTATCATATAAACCTAATTTTGTCAACTATATGTTTAAAGATGACATGATAGGTGATGGTATAGAGAACTGTATTACATACATTGATAACTTTGATCCTAATAAATCTAGAAATCCTTTTGCATACTTCACACAGATAATTTACTATGCATTCTTACGTAGGATACAAAAGGAAAAGAAACAAGTAGATATAAAAACCAAAATTATAGAGAAGTCAGGTCATAACGAACTGTTCTCTGCTGATGCTTATGGAAACAAAGCAGAGTATGAGGGTATCAAGACATCACTTGAACAGAGATATCGTCAATGATAGGAATTATTACTGATCAACACTTTGGATTACGTAAAGGTAGTAAAGTGTTCCATGACTATATGGAAGAATTTTATAATGATACATTCTTTCCTACTCTAGAGAAAAACAATATTAAAACATTGTTAGATCTAGGAGATACCTTTGACAATAGAAAACAAATAGATTTCTGGTCATTAAACTGGGCAAAGGAAAAGTATTTTGATAGAATTGCTGACATGGGTATAAAATTATATACCTTAGTTGGTAATCATACTGCCTACTATAAGAATACATTGAATATCAATACAGTTGATTTACTTCTTAATCATTATGACAATGTACAATGTATAGAGAAAGCAAGTACTCTTAATATAGAAGGTTTAGATATCTGCTTTGTTCCTTGGATTTGTATAGAGAATGAAGTAGAAACATATGAAGAGATAAGCAATACCAAAGCAGAGGTATGCATGGGTCACTTAGAGTTCAAAGGATTCGAGGCACATCCTGGTTTTGTTATGGATCATGGTTTAAGTGTAGAAAAGTTTGATAGGTTTAAGAACGTTTACTCTGGTCACTTTCATACTAGATCTAGTAATGGTAATATAAGATACCTTGGTAATCCTTATCAGACATATTGGAATGACTATTCTGAGACAAGAGGATTCCATTTATACAATACAAAAACTAGGAAATTAAAATTCATACAAAATCCTCACTATATGTTTGAGAAGATTTTCTATGATGATTCTACTACAAACTATCAAACCTTAAACATTCAGAAGTATAAGGATAAGTTTATAAAACTCATAGTTGAAAAGAAAGAAAACTATTATGAATTTGACAATTTAATAGAACGACTCTATAATATGGGTATACATGATTTAAAAATTATTGATAACACAGTTCAATTTGTTCCAGAAACTGGTGACATTGAGATAGAGGGAACTCTAACATACTTAGAAAAGTATATTGACCACCTTGATTATCATGGCAAAGACAATTTAAAATCAATTGTTAATTCCATATATTCAGAGTCCATCCAACTAGAATAATGTTTATTTTAACAGTAAAAGGAAAGGAGGACGAAGGTGCATATGCTCCCAACGTTGGATCAAATAATGTTTTGTATCTGTTTGAGGAGGAGGAAGATGCAGAGAGACATGCCGAATTATTAAAGGCAGAAGATTATCCTGACATGAGGATTATTAAAGTTGAAGATGATATTGCAGTACAGATATGTGAAGACCATGGATATACTTATTGTGTAGTTACCCCTGATGACATTATTATTCCACCCAAAGTATGATTGAATTTAAATCTATAAAATGGAAAAACCTCCTGAGTACAGGAAACAACTTTACTGAAGTAAATCTAAATGGTCATGAAAGAACATTGATCGTTGGAGAAAATGGTTCTGGTAAATCAACCATTTTAGATGCACTATGCTTTTCATTATTCAGTAAACCATTTCGTAAAATTAATAAGAGTCAACTAGTTAATACAGTTAACTGTGGAGATTGTAAAGTAGAATTAGAATTTGATATTGGAAAAATACAATGGAAAGTAGTAAGAGGTATAAAACCAAATGTATTTGAAATCTATAAGAATGGTACACTACTAGATCAAGCTTCTGCAACCAATGATCAACAGAAGTGGTTGGAACAGAATGTTCTGAAGATGAACTATAAATCATTTACTCAGATAGTTGTACTAGGATCAAGTACCTTTGTTCCCTTTATGCAGTTGTCTGCACCAGGTAGAAGAGATGTTATAGAAGATATACTTGATATAAGAATATTTTCTACAATGAATCTTATATTAAAGGAAAGGATTAAAGTTAATAAAGAAGAAGTGTTTGATGTAGAAAATGCTATGTCTTTATTGAAGGACAAAGTTACAGTACAGAAAACACTGATAGAGGATTTAAGAAAACAAAGTCAAAGTAATGTATCTCACTGGAATGAAAATATAGAATCATTGAGAGAACAGATCGCTATAGCAGACGAAGCAGTAGAACTTGATATGAGAGAGGTAGATAGTTTGACATTTGAATTATCAGAAGGAGAAGATCCTACTGATAGGATACGTAAGTTAAGAGATTTCAAAGTAACATTCAATAGTAAGATTAAAGATTTAAGGAAAGAGATTAAATTCTTTAAAGGTAATGCAAGTTGCCCCACCTGCCATCAGGATATAAAATCTGATTTGCGTGATAGTATGGTATCTACTGATGAAGATAAAATTACTAAGTTAGATGAAGCATTAGGTAAAATTACAAAAGACCATAATATACTAAGTAAAGATTTAAATGAACGTAATGAAATATCTACTCTTATTAAAGAATCGCAAATTAAAATAAAACAATCATTGAGTGATATAAATTGGAAGACAAAGAAAATTAAAGAGATACAGAAAGAGATTGAATCTATAAAAACTGATGATGGTTCTGTTGAAAAGGAAAAAGATAAGTTATTAAATATAATACAACAAGGTAGAGAGAAAGAAATACTAAGAAAAGAAGTCATCAACAAAAGAGAAGATCTTAAGATGGTGTCAGAGTTTCTTAAAGATGGAGGTGTAAAGTCATCTATCATTAGAAAGTACCTCCCTGTAATGAATGATCTTATTAATAAATACCTTCAGAAGTTAGAGTTCTATGTCAACTTTAATCTTGATGAGATGTTTAATGAGACAATCAAGTCAAGGTTTAGAGACGAGTTCTCTTATGCTTCTTTCTCTGAAGGAGAGAAGATGAGAATTGATTTAGCATTACTCTTTACATGGAGAGAGATTGCTAAACTAAAGAATTCAGTTAATACAAATATTCTTATCCTTGACGAGATCTTTGATAGTTCTTTGGATTCTAATGGTACACAGGACTTTATGAAGATACTATACAATATCACTGATGGTAATAATGTGTTTGTTATCTCACATAAAGGTGAACAGATTGTCGATAAGTTTGACAATGTGATAGAGTTTACTAAGTATAAGAATTTCTCTAAACCCAAACAGTACGATGGCACAACTTCCGAACTGGCAACATCACTCTAAGAAGCAGCAGAAGCGTACCTTGAAGCCGCAAGCATTACGTGCTGCCAAGAAAAGACGTGGACAGTTATTAAACCGTCTACTCAACCGTCCCAAGGGACGGTTTTCTTATTATAATGGTAATATATTAATCGAACAGTCATGAAAAACTTTGAAGTAAAAGACAATCTTGCTAAACTACTAGCAACAGAAAACCTCATAGTTGAGCACAGACAAGTATCTACTGCATTCTTTAATGTAGAAACTAGAGTACTATGTTTACCTATGTGGGATGCATCTGATAATGTTTATGATATGCTTGTAGGTCATGAGGTTGGTCATGCATTATATACACCAGTAGAAGAATGGAAGAAAGATAAGTATAAAGATATTCCTCCTTCATTCGTAAATGTAATAGAAGATGCACGTATTGAGAAGTTAATGAAAAGAAGATATGGTGGTTTGTCAAAGAGTTTCTATAGAGGATACAAAGAATTACATGTAAAAGATTTCTTTGAAATAGATGGTAAAGATTTTACTGAGTTTGCTTTCATTGATCGTATTAATCTATACTTCAAGTTAGGTGCATTTGAAGTTATTCCTTTCCAACCAAGAGAGTTACCTATAGTTGAAGAATGTAAGAATTTAGAAACTTTTGAAGAAGTTTTAGATCTATGTCTTCGTTTATATGAGCATCTTAAGAATGTTGAAGAAGAAGTAAACGTGCAGTTACCAGAGTTAGATAGTCATCCAGATAAAGATAATACTAATGAAACATCTGATCCAGTATATGTTGAGAATGATAAGGATGGAACTGATGATAACAATCCATTAGAAGATTTATCTACAGGTAAGGGTGATAAGAAAGAAGAAAGAACATTTGATGACGAACAAACACCTGATCAAGAGATAATAAATCCTGATCAACCATGGGACAAAATGGGTAATGAAGGTGGTGTTGAAGCAGATATAAAAGATGAGTTTATGTCTGAGACACAAGAATCATTTGATTATAATCAGAGACAGTTAGTTGATGAAGGAGCAAAAGAAACAGTATACTTAGATTTTCCAAAATTAAAAATGGATAAAATACTTGTTGATCATGTACAGGTAAATGAGCATCTTAAAAAATGGTGGAGAGAAACTGCTGATGAAGAATTTAGATTTCACTACTCAGCATTAGGTACTGATGAAAAGTTAACTTATGCTAAGTTCGGTGGACAATTACAAGAAAAGTATCTAAAATACAAAAAAGAATCTAGTAAGGGAGTTAATTATCTTGTTAAAGAATTTGAATGCAGAAAATCTGCAGATGCTTACTCTCGTGCTGCTACTTCTAGGACTGGAGTACTCGATACAAAGAAACTCCATACTTACAAATTCAATGAGGATCTTTTCAAGAAGATAACTGTTCTACCTGAGGGTAAGAATCATGGACTAATCTTTATATTAGATTGGTCTGGTTCAATGCACTTTGTTATAAACGACACAGTGAAACAATTATTAAATCTACTTTGGTTCTGTAAGAAAGTTAATATACCATTTGAAGTATATGGATTCACAAATGATTCAGCACCTGAGTGGAGAAATAGATCAACTAGTGGTAGACATGAACTAGATGAAATTCAAGAGATGAAAGAGAATGAAATATATTGTCATCCTACATTCCGTCTTCTAAACTTTATATCTTCTAATAGTGGTAAAGATTTTGAAGAACAGTGTTTAAATCTATTCAAGTTATCTTACTCACTACAAGAAAGATATTCTGACTATGTTCCTTATGGATTTAATCTATCAGGTACTCCATTAAATGAAACCATAGTTGCTTTACGTGACCTAATACCTGACTTCTTTAAGAAGCATCAAGTATCTAAGTTAAACACAGTGTTCTTAACTGATGGTGATTCAATGTGCATCTCACGTGTTAATAAAGTACCATCATATTATGATCCAAATGAAATGCAATTCGGTAGAGTTAGTTTACACAATCGTTGTCAGATACGTGACAGAAAAATTGGTAGAGTGTATCATGCTTGTAATGAGTGGAACTGGAAGAATAGTATAACACAAGTATTGTTACAAAATCTTCAAGATAATTTTCCAAATGTTAATATAATAGGAATTCGTTTATTACAATCTGGTGAGGTAACTAGATTCCATTATCAGTACAATGAAGAAGTATATACAGATAAAGATAGAAAGTCATGGAGTAAAACAAAGTCAGCAATATTAAGACCAACAGGTTATGATGTTCTTTATGGTATTGCTTCAAATAAATTAAATGAAAATGATGAGTTTGAAGTAAAGGAAAATGCTACTAAAGCACAGATAAGATCTGCCTTTAAGAAGAACCTTAAAGTCAAAGGTACTAACAAGAAAGTACTATCATCTTTTGTGGACATGATTGCATAATTTGATTAGCGACTTTTCAGTACAGCACTGCTTCTGAAAGTACTTTCAACTGACCAGTTAAAAAACTGTCACACTCATGGTAGTTATTACCACATTTATACCTTATAATGAATTCATAGTTAAGAAAAAAACAATGCCTTTCCAACCAACCTTTTCCAACTCTGATTTGATCTCTTATTTCAAAGAGAACTTTGGTACCGAAATCGGTAGCACACAAATTCAAGAAGCAGCAACTCACTTTAAAGTTCAAGTTCAAAGCATCTCAAAAAGAATTAAGAAGATGCCTGAGTTTAGAAAGTTAACTAGAGGAAACTGGACACTAACAGTTGCTCAAGCAAAAGCACGTCTTGAGAAACAAATAGTTAAAGAAGCAAGAGATTTGATACCTCCAATATCAGATTCTTATGTACCATTTGGTAACTTCAAAGATATCAAAAAGATTATTCAATCAGGTATCTTCTATCCTACATTCATCACAGGATTATCAGGTAATGGTAAGACCTTCTCAGTAGAGCAAGCATGTGCTACACTAAAGAGAGAACTTATCAGAGTAAACATTACTATTGAAACAGATGAAGACGATCTTATTGGCGGTTTCCGTCTTGTTAATGGTGCCACAGTATGGCATAACGGACCCGTTATCGAAGCACTCGAACGAGGTGCAGTATTGCTCCTTGACGAAATCGACCTTGCCTCTAACAAGATCCTCTGCCTTCAGTCAATCCTTGAGGGAAATGGTGTTTTCCTTAAGAAGATTGGAAAATTCGTTAGACCCAAATCAGGATTTAACGTCATTGCAACCGCAAATACTAAGGGTAAGGGTTCAGACGATGGAAGATTCATTGGAACTAACGTGCTCAACGAAGCATTCCTTGAACGATTCCCAGTTACCTTCGAGCAAGAGTACCCAACCGTTGCCATCGAAAACAAAATCCTTAAGCAATCAGGACTCGATGACGACACCTTCTGCAAACGATTAGTTGATTGGGCAGACATCATTCGTAAGACATTTAACGATGGTGGTATTGATGAGTTAATCTCTACACGTCGTTTGGTTCACATAGTAAATGCATACAAAATCTTTGGTAGCAAAGAGAAAGCAATCGAGGTATGTGTAAATCGTTTCGATGATGAGACAAAGCAATCATTCATGGAACTCTATGATAAGGTTGATGCTGATGTAAACTTTGGTGATGATGATCTATCAGACCAAGAACTACTTGATAAAATAAATTCATGACAATCTGGAAAAACTACATTGCTGCTCTTGAAGAGACATTCCCTGACTTAAAGGTTGGGGAACAATGGGCAGAGTGGGAAGCAAAAGATGCCCACCTCATTGCTAACCTTCGTTATAGTAAAAACTTTATTAAAGCAAGGGAAGCACATATAACAGATCCTAGATCTGACATCTACAACACTATACTGTATCCTAAAACAGGTGCAGAGAGAAGTATCTATTCTCAGTTGATGGTCTTCCAAAAGATGATGGTAAGTATAGGTTCTTTGAGATGGGTAATCATTTCTCAGAAAACATATTCGTAAGGTATTGTAAACCTGATGAGGTTGATCAACATCTACCAATGTTCAAACAATACTTGACAGAATATAAAAAGATGGTAGAATTAAATGATCCACAAGGAGAAGATACATCAGTATATGCTGACTTTGACAAATACATGACCGAACTTGATCCTGTTAGAGGTTATTTAAAAGGCAAGTTTGGAGAGGAAAAGTCAGAATCCTTTGTAAATGATTTTCTATTCACTTATGGTTAATGCATGGAGTTTAGCGTATGACGTTCTTAATGGAACACTTGATGAGGAGTATCCTATAGTGAAACACAATCATCAATTTAAATATCATGAGGAAGAGATCCTCAAAGACGTAGAAGAATACATTGCTTCTACCTACAATGGACATTACACAGGAACTCAACATGAGTTTCGTAAAGTCCAAACTATAGACCTCATGGCATCTAGAGATCTTGCACCACACTTCTGCCAAGCAAACATATTAAAATATGGTAGTAGGTATGGAAGTAAGAATGGTAAAGATAAGAAGGACTTGCTAAAAGTCATTCACTATGCTATGCTACTATTACACTTTGACGACCACTATGGAAAACCTTCCATGACTAGTGGAAATATTGATCACACTATGCCTTAATTATGCAACTATCTGAAGAAACAAAAGAAATTCTCAAGAACTTTCAATCAGTAAACAACTCAATCTATTTTAAAGGTGGTAGTACAATCAGTACTATCTCTGTGACTAACAACATCTTTGCTAAGGCAGAGATCAATGAAGATTTTCCTATCCCATTTGCCATATATGATCTAGGGCAATTCTTAGGTGGAGTTTCTTTATTCCATAATCCTTCTATCAATTTTGATAACCAGTCATACATGACTATCAAGAATGGTAGATCTAAGGTTAAGTATTTCTTTGCTGATCCTGATGTAATTGCTAAACCACCAGAGAAAGATATACAACTACCAGATCATCAATTTAGTTTTCAATTAACTAATGATACACTATCACATTTAATAAAAGGTGCACGTGTGTATCAATTAACTGATATGTGTTTAGAATCTGAAGGTGGTGAAGTTTGTTTAGTTGTTAAGGATAAAGAGAACGATACTTCTAATGCAGTATCTTATGAGGTTGGTCAATCTGAAGTACCATTTAAATTTAATTTTAAAATAGAAAACATAAAGATAATACCAGGTACATATGATGTTGAGATTAGTGAAAGAGTTGCTCGTTTCTGTAATAACTCATTGAAGTTAGAGTATTACATAGCACTAGAACCTGACTCTACTTTTGGATAATGAAACTAACTCAAGAACACATTGATAGATTGCAAGAGTTGATGAACCATACTAAAATGAATGGTGATATCAACTGGCAAGATGGTGATGAACTTGATATATGCATTGGTGGTACATTTGCTGCTGACAAATTTATATCTATTATCAATCGTCGTACGAATCCTAGAGGTAAGTTATAATGTGGTATGTTATAGGATGGACAATAGTTACACTTTGGTTATTGTCTAAACTGGGGGTATTTAAAAAGTGATCAAATTGTGGAGGATCTGGAAGTATGCATTGGGTTCGTTCTCTGATGAGAAGACGAAAAGGTATGATAATCTTATACTCATTGTTCGATCTGGGATCTTTCTTACTTATCTCATCACTAATTGTTTTATTATTAGCGGAGTAATCCGACATTGGAATGACTGATTTTGTATGGGTCGAAAAATATCGACCAAAGAAAATTGAAGATTGTATTTTACCTGATACTATCAAGAACCAATTCAAAGCGTTTCTTGGTACAGGTCAAATATCTAATATGCTTTTACATGGTACAGCAGGTGTTGGTAAAACAACTGTTGCCAGAGCATTATGTGAAGAACTAAAAGTTGATTACATTATTATCAATGGTTCTGATGAAGGACGTTATCTTGACACAGTTAGAAACAAGGTTGCTAACTTTGCTTCTACTGTATCTTTGTCTTCTGATTCACAACATAAAGTTGTTATAGTAGATGAAGCAGATAACACTAGTACAGATGTACAACTTGCATTAAGGGCAAACATAGAAAAGTTTCATGGCAATTGTAGATTTATATTCACATGTAACTATAAGAATAAAATTCTAGAACCTTTACATTCTAGATGTAGTGTAATAGATTTTACAATACCTTCTCCTGATAAGAGGATGGTAGCATCCCAATTCTTTGAACGTTTAAAATATATTTTAAATAATGAAAGTGTTGATTTTGATGAGAAAGTATTACCACAGTTAATACTTAAGTTCTTTCCTGATTGGAGAAGAACACTTAATGAATGTCAACGCTATGCTGTTGGTGGTGTAATTGATACTGGTATATTATCAAGTTTAAATGAAGTTAAGTTTAATCAACTAACTGAATCACTTAAGAAGAAAGAATTTACTACAGTAAAGAAATGGGTATCTTCTAATTTAGATAATGAACCATCTCATATATTCAGATCAATCTATGATAGTTTATATACTTACCTAGTACCTGTAACTATACCACAGGCAGTATTGATTATTGCTAAGTATCAATATCAATCAGCATTTGTTGCTGACCAAGAAATTAATCTCTTAGCAGCATTAACTGAAATTATGTTAGAGTGTGAATTTAAATAATCTGATTATGATTGATTTTTATAAATGTGATCTCTCATCATTTTGGAAAGATTGTCGTGAGATTTTTGATGAATTTGAAAGAGAACAGATGCCAGAAGAGTGTTATGGTTGGCGTTCTTGGAAAATTGAAAAATCATTTGAGAAGCACTCAAATGGACAATTAAAATGGCAAAATGGTAAAGGGTATGACTACACAGAGTTAATTGAAAGTTCAAAGAAAGTTGAATGGAAACAAGTCAAAGATGCATTTAAAAAGAATGTTACTCCTACTGTAATTTTAAAAAACTTTCGTAAAAATTGTATTAGACAATATGATAAAACTTTTGACTATCTTATTGTAATTGATGTTGAGAGAGAGACCCTTGGGGTGTTTCAATGGGATTATGTGCATAGCAAATCAATTATCAATGATGCAACTATCACTACACAATTAGAAATTAGTAAAGCAAAACTCTATACACAAAGAGGAACTTTACCATGGGGGTGTATAAATGAAGAAATTACTTGAACCTATAATTCTTATAGGAATGATAGTGTTCTTAGGGTTTGTATTCCTTATTGAAATATTAGA